CAAAAAAACCAGAGTCTTTTTATCGACTCTGGTAAAGCCCTTCTAGTGGCGATTAGGCAAACATCTCATCATCATCCAAGTTAACGCTTGGCTTTGCCGGAGCCGCTTTAGCGGCTGGTGCGGGGGCAGAGGCCACACTCTTGATGAAGTCACCCTCATGGGGATCGGCATCCAACCCTGCTGGCCTTGCAACCCAACCTGTTAAGTTGAACTGTGGAACCCTAGTGGTTCCCTTGCCAACCTTTTCTGGCCTAGAACCCGTGTACTCAATCACAGGGAGTTTCCCTGGATTAGCTTCACGATCAGAGCACTTGTCATGCAGTTCCTGCAACCCCATGTTGTGGCCCACCCCGTTTGCTGACCACTCAACCACGCCCATTTCTTTGTTGTAAAACTGAGCCTTGAACCCACGCTTGTGCTCAGGAGAGGGTTGTGGGCCTTTCTTACCAAACACCGCATCAGCAATGAACTCATACTGACCCACTGCAATGAGCATCCAACCAGTTTGCAGGGCATCAATGTCGAACACACACTTTTTCAGTTGGAACTCACCATCAGAGTTCGACCAAGCATTTGCTTGGGGGGAGAAGCGAATGTAGTTGCCAGAGCCACCACCAGAGTTTGAGAGATTTAAATTCACAATGTTTCCTTTTTCAAAGTTTAAAAATGCACCTACTGGTGCGCCTTATTGCTGCGACTTGCAACAATTCATTCACCTATGCCAGCGGCACGACCAAGGGTCAATCCAGAACTCACCTTTGCGGTCAAGTCTGTGATCAGGTACTTATCCTCTTTGTTGAGCAACTTCTCAGCAGCGGCGGGGGAGATCATCTCCTTTGGGTAAAGTTTATCTTCACCCAACAACTCACCCAAAACTGATCCCGCATGAGCCTCGTTCACCCATGTTCTTGTTGCCCGTTTGGGAACCATCTGCCATCCCTTGATGACTGCCCCATCCTTGATCCTGACAACTGCGTATTCACGCAAAGCCTTGATGTAACCCTCTGCAATCTCGACCTTAGTAAGCATTGCCCCGATCTCCTCATCAGACAGAGTTGGCAAGTTGGGAGCCACTGCAACCTCAATGAATGAAGTCTTCTGTGTTGGGCAGATTGCTTTGCCTGGACACCATTGACAAGCGTCAGGTGAGGGGTTGTAGGGTGGGTTTGGTGAGGCGATGGAATCAACTGCTGGCCCCAGAGTGTTTGAATACCACTCTGTTAACTCATGCCCTGACATAGTGAAGGTGCGAACAGGGCCAACTCTGGGTTGCACAATTCGCATCTCCACAATGTCAAACATCTTCTTGCTTTTATTGATTGCGCCAATGGCGTAAATCTTCATCTGATCAGAGTCGGCATCCACATACCCCATACCAGTTTTCAAGTCAGCAATGATGAGTTTGTTGGCATTCCACCCCACCACATCAGCAGTGCCACCAACCTTGGCGTGAGGTTCATCAAAGGCACTCAGGTACTGCTCAATCATCACATTCCCACCCATCTCAGCTTCAATGCGTTTGATCTCATCAAGGTGGGCTTGTGCAAACTCAGCATTCTCAGTTGTGATGGCGATGCCTTCCACTGTTGAGCCTACAAACTCCAAGGGGTTCAGCGAGAGTTGCCAGCAAGACTCTGCCAAAGAGTGAATTGCAGTTCCTATCTTTGCGGCCTCACCAGACTCTTGGTAAGGCATTGATGCTGACAACGCAACACTGCCAGGGCAGATGAGCCAACGAGAGGCTGCACTAGGTCTAAGTTTTATCTGTTCCATGCGTTTCTTTCTGCTTCAAGGTCTGAGATGAGGAGTTGGTAAACGAGAGACTTGACTTCATTGGAGACTGCAAATCCAAGGTCTTCAGGGTCAAGCATTCTCTTGAGTAGTGCGGTTCTTTCCCTGTTCTGGAGCCTTGCGAGTTCAAGCTGTTGGGTGAGCCAGACAATGTGGTCACGCATGGCTGTGCGTTCAGCGTCATCCATATCAGTCTCCACAAAAGCAAGCAATTGCTTCTTCATTTGGGTCAAACATATCAATCTGTTCTGATGCAAATTTAATCATTGACGCATAGGATGGACGATCGGAACGGAACACCGCACCGCTTGGCTTGGATGCCAATGCCAATGCCAATGCCTCCATTTTTGCCCACCATATACCACGCTCTGGTTTTTCTGCAATTAGAGAAAGCACTTGTGCGCCGCCTTTTAAAAAGCACAAATCGCAATTGCCATGCATGGTCACTCCATTCATGTTTGGAAGCTCAAGATCAAATGGTTGATTGCGCCAAAACTCTCCAACAGTTTTTTTGGTAACGCCAGCAGTTACCAATGGAATCCTAGACTTGTCTGCAATCTTGGCTGCTCGTCTTTGTTCATCAGCCCTCATCCCAATCCAATCCATTGTTTCATTGTGATCATCCCATCCGATAGACCTCAGATATTTGTGAATGGTTCTGATCTTCAACTCTGATGTGCAAAATCTTGTCACTGGATTTGGCAGATATTGACGCTTGCGAATCAATGCCTCAAAAGGCTCACCATTCCTGCTGGCGGTTTCAAAATCAACCTTCACAAATGCTGGATCGGCATCACGATACTCAACCCAATCAATTGGGACATTCCAGTTGTCGGAACAGGCTTGGACGAATCTCAAGCTGGCCTCATCTTCTTTGCCAGTATTGGCGAAAATGACCCTTGCGTGGGGGGGGGGTATTCCATTATGTGCATCTAGTACCCGCCACAACATATAAGCAGATGTTCTCCCACCGGAAAAACTGATGCAAGTTGGCTCAGTGATTAAGAATGGATTAGCCATAGTTCTTCTGCCCCCAATAAGCAATCAAAGCCGCATCTGCCCTGCCATCATCCTTGACCCGACTAAACATCAACTGATGGGCAGGAAACAACTCCATTGCTCTGGCCCTAGAAGCATCCTTGCCAGGGCTACGCCCCACACCCTTTGTCCAAGTGGCTGGCGGCACAAATGTGGTTGAAATATGCAGGGTGGCAAGGATGCCTTCAATCATCCCAAAGCTGCGCCCAAAGCTAAAGACACTTGTTACCCCCTGCCCACTAACAGCACCCACTTTTTCGCAAAAAGCAACAGTGGGATTTACATCATCTGGGGCAAATCTTCTGATGATTTGAGCCAGATCAGACGCTGAAACCTGACGCTTTGACTTCCCATTCCTTTCAATCGTCAGGGTGGGCATATCAATGATGGTCAAAAGCTCGCCCTGTAAAACCGCAATTGCGCCATTTAGCCCCGGGTCAATGCCAATGATGCGGGTCATGGATTGCACCCCTCAGAAACCCCTTGAATGGCCTCCAGACGGGTCTTGATCAGGGAATCCACTGACTCTTCTAGCTTCCTCATGGTGGTCAGGAGTGGTATGGTCTTACCCACTGCGTAACGAGACACCTGGGAGGGGTCAATCCCCGCATGGCGGGAGACATCAGCGAGGGAGTAACCCGCCGCCTCTGCCTTGAGTCTCAAATCTTCAATCTGTTGCATGGTTTGTGTGTTCATAATTGCCGATCCTAGCAGGTATGGACTAAGTGGTCAAATGTCTAGTGATTAAATAACCCAGTAAACTGTGGGGATTAAATAGATGGGCAGTTGACCATATAGTCCATGTCTGTATGATCACACCTGTCAGCAACACAAACCCTTCATAGGAGAATTTGAGATGTCATATCAAATGCACTTAAACAAAGGTGGAAGCGGATGGACTTCCAAAACTGCTTGTGGTCGCAATATGATTCGCACCCCAATGAGCATGAACTGGGAAGACTTCAAGAAAGAAGCACCACAGTACCAATGCATCAAATGCGTTTCAAGCAAACAGTTTGAAGTCAACGCAAAGATGGATGCTCGTAAAGCAAATAGCTAACCATGTACGACCTCGATTATGAGGAATGGCGGTGGGGTCAAATCCTCACCCGCCGCGCAGACTACAACCCAGACGATCAACCCACTCAAGAGGAGGATGAAGATGCTGATAGATTTTTGTCGAGTCCCCAGGACAATGCGTGACTGTCTGGATGAGGGTTATACCTCTCACCAAGTCTACAACGCAGTTCGCAAAGGCGACTTGTCTAACGTCAATCGCAAAGACGCTTGGGGGCGCACCAAACGAGGCCCAGGCTTGTTCGTTGTTGCTGATGAGTCCATGCGCCTGGATGACCTGATTGTGTCCACCAAAGACCTTGCCACAGTTTTAAACCATTGGAGATAAACCATGCTCAAAGATTTCAACCCCACTACCAGAATGTACCCCCGCACCTTAAACGAGGCTTTCCCCAACAGTTGTGATTGGGCCTGTCCCATTGAGAAGTGCGCCCCAACAGTGTCAACTGATGGGGTTGTGATGGTTGTCTGCGCCATTGGAGCCATTTGCCTTGTCGCCTTCACCATCCTGGGGTGGATATGAGAACTGGTGGCAACTTGGAGAACCTGACAGTTCTCGACTACTTTGCTGCCAAAGCAATGGCGGCAATGATCATGTCAGACCAGTACAAGACTGAGAGTGAGGGTGACATTGCCCAACTCGCTTACGCAATTGCCGAAAAGATGATGGAGGTGAAAGATGAACAAGGTTCTTAAAGACGAGATTGAATTGATTGTCAGGAAGCTGACCCCAAAGGGGTTTGCTGGCATCCTGACATCGATGGACATCCAGACCTATACCCGCCAAGCCGCCACCTCTGGGGTGCTGGCTGGTTATGCGGCTGGTGCTGAGATGGAGCGCAAGATGGGGGACAAAGAGTTGAAGAAAGAGAATGAAATCTTGCGCCAGCAAATCAAGCAACTTGAGATGGAACTTTGCTACAAGGCCAAGGTGGGTATATGAAAACTGAAGAAGACGAGGCTTTTGAGGAGTTGGCCTTGAAGCAAGGACAATGGAGCCATACAAGTGGCTGGCGCAAGAAGCAGATTGCTCACATGGATGTTTACTCACATCCAGCAGAGTTTACTCACTTGCACCGCAACGATGTGATTGAAGAAGTTGCCCAACACATTGAGAAATGCAGCTTGGCATTTGGAAAAGATAGCATTCAATCGTTTACTGTGTACATAAGGAATATGAAAAAATGAACAACCCACCAGCATTTCCAAGACCATATAGCGGCACATCACAGTTTGCACAAGAAGGCATGACCTTGCGCGACTACTTTGCGGCAAAGGCTATGAAAGAAATTATGGGTCAAGCCTATGAACTTGAAAAAGAATTCCATGTGGACAATGATTTTTCATTTCCCGACACAATGTGTTCGATTACAAAAGAAGCATACAAGTGGGCTGACGCAATGCTGAAAGCGAGGGAAGCATGACTGACAAAGAAGCAATGAAGCTGGCGCTTGATGCGTTGGAAACTGAGGTGTCTATTGATTGGACAAACAATGATGAGTTCAACGCATCAGCAGAAAAGATGCACGAAGCCATCGCCGCACTCAAAGAACGATTAGCACAGCCGCATGAGACAACATTAAAAGAATTTCATCAATTTATTCATGACGACCCCAAGTACCACATTTGGGCAAAAGAAAAAGAAGCATTGGCAGAAAAGTCTATGCGTGAGATGCAGAGGCTTGGGCAAGAGATTGAGCAAGAGCCTGTGGCGTGGTGGAACAATACGGGGACGCACATAGATTTAAATGTGTCTGGCAGAGGCACTCCCCTTTATACACATCCACCACAGCGCACATGGATAGGCTTAGAGGGTGCAGAAGCAGGATGGTTTTGTCATACAGATTTTCTTAATGCTAGAAAATACACTAAAAAGCAACGAGAGCATATTTGTTGTCAACTTTTATCTGAGGCCCAATCTTGGGATATTAAACAATACAAACTAATGATGCACGACAGCACCAAACTCAAGGAGACCACATGAAATCACGACAAGTATTCCACGCCCTAATGTCATCAAAGGGCTATACAAGCGATGATCTATCGATGGATGGAGACAAGTACACCAACCAATCCATGCAAAGCAGATGGAACTATTTTCTGGCAGGGTGGGAGATGAGGGGCGTTTGTGATTGAGACAATCATCACAATCTTTGCCATAGGATTTCTAGGCATTGCGTTAGCCATTGGAGGAGTTTGCCTGATGGTTTGGATGGCTTTAAACGAGGATTGAAATGCCAAGACCTAAGACCGAATTAACCTTTGTAAATAAGACTGTTAGCGCACGACTCAGACCTGCTGAATACAAGGAATGGGTGCGCTTGGGAGGGGTTACTTGGCTACGCCAGCAGATTGCTCAAAGCATCAAGAGCCAAGAACCGCAAAAGCCTCATTTGTATGCTTTACGCGATCATCTAGGCCGATTGTTCCACCGTTAATCTTCTTGGTCAGTCCAACCCAATCAGCAGCTTCTGCAAGGTTGTTGCAATTGTGGGTTGACCAGAACCACCCAGCCGTAAGAGCCGCATATTTGGGCGTTGCCACAAGGTCAGGCTCCATCACAAAGTCAACTCCAAGGGCTTGCCCAGCATGGAAGTAGTTTGCATGGCCCGTCAACTGGATGCACCCACGGCCTCTGAACCGATACCCGTCACCAGATGCTTCATCCCTGTTTCCCATACGACTGCTGTACACCTTGTTTGCAATCTTCTTAGGATTTTTGGAATACTGATTGGCAATCTCCATCGTTGGAAACCTTGCCTTCCACAACTTCATCAGGGTTTCAGCACGATAGTTGAGGTTCTCTTCTAAGGTCTTGAAGTTCCCACACTCATGCCCACACTGCCCGATAAAGGCGGCTTGCTGACGCTGTGTGTTAATGCCAAAAGTGTTGAAGGTTTCATTGAGGGCATCAACCCACTCAACCCCAATATGGAGCTTTTTCAGTTGCTCACTATTTACCATTTATCACCCCCATTACCTTGTTGTAACTGTCAATACACGCATTCAATTGGGCCGTGTTTCTGTCGCCTTGGGCAATGATTTCGGCAATGGCTGCGAGGGTTGCTCTGTCGGAGTCAGAAGTTTCATAAACCTGTCTGACAGGTT